GTCCGGCTAGGGCGCGACAACTTTTGCCAAACGTTGTAAACAGCATTGTTGATCATCGGATAGTACGTGACACACAAGCGTCCGTTATGAAACTTGGTTCCGTGGACTGAAAACTTCAGTCGCACTTCCCCTCGCCAAAAACAGAATAGCCTGAACGGATCATGAGCTATCGTACTGGTCAAACAATCGAATGGCACTTGGTACGAACTGAGCACACTAAAAGTAGCATCTGTGGTTGCCCACAAAATGTTAGCTATCAGAAACTCCTTCGCAACGGTGTTCTCCATTGTCCAGCGCACCTCCTTCATCACTTTCTCCGCTTCCGGATGGGCGTCATGCAATCCCACGCGAGTCGATGTAATTGGCTCGCTCTGTTGAATGTTCGTCACACCAACATCGGTTTCAGTCGTCATGACTTCTTCACCTGTCTCTCCACCTTGAGCGTGCGGCTCGGGATTAGAACGACCACTCTGTGCTTTCAAAGGCACTCGGTAATCACTCCAACTCTCGAGTCGACCGTCAGGATAGAAAGCAAGGCTAGAAACCTGTCCTTTCTTGGCATACTGCCGGTAGAAGGTGTCGTAGTTCAAAAGCTTGAGATGTTTCCCATGCTTATAACCACAATCCAACATTTTATTCCGGAGGTCCTTGAAATAGCCAGGCTCTTTAAAGTCCGTGAAAAACGCAAATGACAGCGCGTCGTTCATGTTCTCTTGCAACTGCAACCAGGGCTCACCAGTGTCGGTGACCCAGTTGGTCAGCTCTTCCATCGTTCGCTTCTCTGTAATAGGCAGGACATGTCCTGCTTCCGTCTCAAAGAAACCGTGCTTCAGAAAACTCCACTCATAAAGTGGTTTATTCTCAGAAAGCGCGGCATCCTTATCCGGAGGGGTATATTCCATCCCCATGGTCTTCAGAGTCGCGGCGACGGTAAGCATATTGAACCAGCTCTCCACCTCAGTCCTAACTGCCAGCAAATTGTCATCACCATAAATGATGATAGCAACGTACACAGCAAAGAAGACTAGGTCTCTCAGTTCTTCCGGCGCAAGCTTCTGCCAGACGACAGACATCTCTAGTTTGTTAACAATCCCGTTAATCAGAGTAGTAAGGGGGTTTCCTGACGGATTCCCACTATGCTTCTCCAACACGGAATTTCCGCAAATCATCCATGTGTGAATAAATTCGCTAAAGAGTGTCTTTCGAACCAGATCGTCTTCCGGCTTCCAATCGCGAGAATGGCGACGATACCAAGCATTCATAATGTCGCACGTAGCCCAGATTAACTCTGAGTGTAGTGTTCCATCATAATTGCCATAATCGCCT